ACTACATCTCCGACGAACCATCTTACCTGATCGCCATAAAATTCTATTTGATTATGTGGTACTATCATTGCTTGCTATCTTTACACAACTGAGTGATACATCATATTTTTCTTTTTTAAACATATGTCGAGTGGCAAATATAAGATGTTTACCAGATTTTTTAAGATCTATATCATCACCCTCTTCAACTTTATCTTGATCTGCTTTATGAAAGAGAAGTTCTATATTTCTTCCAACTGCATAATTATCATCTCCATCTATAAAATCATTACCCTCGACTATAACTTGTATTGGTGCTTTTTTAATAATCTGATCCATCGCTCTTGAAATAGTTTTAAGTCTATACTCTCCAACAGTATTCGCTTCATTGTAACTTAAATACGTATCACTGGTATCTCTAAAAGCACCTGCTCCTCCAATCTGCGTGATTGTTCTACTTTGTAATTTATTGAAAGATACATCATCTATTTTAAAACTTTCTGAGAAAGGAAGTCTTTTTTGATCAGTGCTGATCACTTCTTTCTGTCTCAGTTTAGATAATAAATCTTTTTGTATATCAAAATTGTAAGAGTTTGTTTTATTAGTGAGAACATCTATATATTGTTGTTTAGATCCAATCAATGACATTTGAATTAACTCAAATAAATTTTCTGACACTCCAACTTGATAGTTCATAATTGATTTTATTCTATTTTCAAAAAGAGAATCATTCTTTGCGAGTTTAGAATATACAAATGGTTGATTCGGATTTATAGGACTCTCAGATAATAAAGTACCCAAATCCGAAAACTCTAAGTCTTCTCCTACAAGTTTTGCATAAAGATAAAAAGGATATCCATCAACAGTTGAAGCAGTTTCCTTTAACCATATCATAGATTCAATAGGATTTAAATTTGGAATTATAACCTTTGTAGAATTAATATCTTCACCTTTGACTGTGAGAGATCTATCAAAATTATTTTGCAAAATTTTACTTATAATAGTGGATCGCTTACCAGTGTAAGATTTATTAATATTAAATAAATTAGATATGTATGCTATGTCTTCTGTTAAATGTATTACATCGACCTCAGTTCCATCACCAGTATGAACTGATTTTACGATTTTTGTTATGTAAAACTTTTTTATGATCTCAGTTGTTTCGTCATTTTTCAAACTTTTAATTATAAATGTTATAGTCTCACCACCTAATATATCGACACCTTCTAAAACAGAAGATGTATCAACAAAGATCATAGATGCTGTTAAATATGGTTTATTTAAATTTTCAAATATATCAAAATCGGTTACACTATTTCTTATATCCAAAGAATCTTCGATTCTTTCAGATTCTAAAATAATACTTTTGATATATGCTGCTTCACGATCACTCAACTTCCAACTGCCTTCTTAAACGATGAAACGACTTGATTTATTTTATCTCGTTTAATAATTCTAATTCTTCTCAGATTGTCATTTTTACTATTCAGTTCATCTAATATTGTTTTTTCTACATCTGATGCTCCTGGACTCGGGACACCATTTGATAGGACATCTACTATTACACCACTATTTTCATAATGATGAACACTCAAATGCTCGTCAACAACACTTGACACATCGACTAATTCTGTCGTACCACTTGTCTCAATATTTTCTCCTGCTACGAATGCACCAGTTATATTAGATATTACAAGTTTTCCTAGATCTAGATCTCTCCTCAATATTGTTGCTGTTGCACCTGAAGATCTTCCTGTTACAGTATCTCCTGTTTTGAAAAAAGATGTAAAAGAAATAAGAGAGGATGTTGTATTTAAAACTTTATTAGGAAACTTTCTTTTAGCGAAATTTAATAATTCTAAATTAGAAAGTGGCCAACCTTGCTCACGAAGATCATCATTCATTAAAAAGAAAGTCCAATGAAAATTGGGATTATTGTATAGAATAAATGACACTTGATCTGGTCTTTGGTTTTCTATTATCTGATAATCCTGATATAGTGAGTTTTCGTTTTTTATTTGATCGACAACAGTCGAATAAATCGATAGATTACGAAATAAATCTGTAGTATCTTCATCGCCAAATTTATATTCAATCGTAGGAAAACTAGAAAAGAATGTCATTGTGATTTTTGCCCTTCGTAATCATAGAATCCGTCATTCAACTCATTAAGTATATCTTGACGATCAAGTGCTTTGTACTCTTTAAAATTCAATGAGAGTTGAACATGAGTCGGTGCACCACTTTTGAACAGACCCTCTCCTTGATTTCTAGAATAATTTGCTTCTATACTCTGTAAATAAGAAAATTTAATTGGAGTTCCTACATTTCGAAATATTTTTTTACCATTAGCACCAGATAATAATTTAATTTTATAAATGTTTGGATATTTATAAGCGACTGGAACAAATCCACTTCCTGGTACTCGATCAGGATATGCATTTATTCTAAAGCTTTTAATAATATTGTAAATAACTTCAGACTCGTCTTCTGATTTTGGAAAGAAATCAAATTGAAATAAAAAGTCTCGAGTTGTAACACCATTAAATGCTGTTCTCACATTCGGGTTAATCGTAACACGACCTGCTAAACCTATGATATCTCGTGCAACTTGTGGAATTGCAGGCAACTGAGCTGCTCGAGCAGCTGCGACTGCACCCAGTTGTTGCCTACCAGATAATGTATCAAATAATCCAACAAGAGAATCACCAAATCCTTGTATTGTTTCTACGATACCTTCATTAAGACTTCCACCACTTGCTACTGTATTAAATGCCTGACCACCAAAAAGACCGAGAGACGCATCTGTATATTGTATTCCATCACGAACAGAAAATTGTAAAGGCAAAAATAATTCAGTTCTCTCATTTAAAGAATTTAATTGTATTCCTCCAGAACCTTTAAACGATCCCTCTTCACCTTTTGGAAAACTTCGACCAGCATTAGTATCAGTGCTTATGGCTCTACTAAAACTAAATGAACTACCAATCACCTCATATGGTTCAAATGTTATTTTAGATTTGAGTGCTGCGGATTGTTCTAAAGGAAATCTTAAATATTCTGTGGTATCTTCAGGAGAAAAATAACCTCTCGCAGCATTAGTATCATTTGGCATTTTTTTACCTATAAATAAAAATTAATTTAAACTATTTATATCGAATTATGGCATATTCTGGACGTTACATAGTCAACAATACGAAGAAGTATAAAGGAGACTTTACTAAAGTAATCTATAGATCACTATGGGAACGGAATGCTTTTAAATGGTGTGATGAGAATCCAAAGGTGAAAGCATGGTCATCAGAAGAAGTGGTGATACCTTACTACTATGAAGTCGATAAAAGATATCATCGTTACTTTGTTGATCTAAAAATAGTTACAGAAGAGAAAACTATACTCGTTGAGATCAAACCTGAGAAGGAAACCACACCACCTATTGGTGAAAAGAGAACAAAAAAATACATAAATGAAGGATTGACTTATATCAAAAATATGAATAAGTGGGAAGCAGCAGAAGATTATTGTAAAGATCGTGGATGGGAGTTTCAAATATGGACTGAGAAAACTTTACAAGAAATGAAGTTATTACAGAAACCAGTTCCTGGCAAACTCAAGAAACTGAAACCTCTCGCACCATATAGAAAAAAACGTAGAAAATGATATAAATAGTATTATGTCAAATTTATTTAAAAATTTAGAACTCGAAGCATTCCGTGCTGGTATTACACCTCGAACTCAAGAGTCACGATCATGGTTCAGAAGGAAAGCGCAGCAACTTCGAAGAGTGAACAGACGTGAGTTAATGAGAGAAGAAGAGATAGAACTTCGGAATCGATTCATGCCTGGAAAAATGTATATGTTTTTCTATGATCCTAAAACAAAAGATACCTTACCATATTATGATGGATTCCCTCTCGTGATTCCTGTTGAGCGAGCAGAGGGTGGATTTTATGGGTTGAATATACATTATCTTCCACCAATATTGAGAGCAAAGTTCCTTGACGCATTGATGGATATTACAACGAATGATAAGTATGATGAAACAACAAGATTCAGAGTTGCTTATGAAAGATTGAAGTCTGTGAGAAAACTTAGATTTTTCAAACCATGCTATAAAAGATATTTGACTGCACATGTAAAAAGCAGATTTGCATATGTTCCTCCGACCGAGTGGGAGATAGCAACATTTTTACCAACTGCTGATTGGAGAAAATCGAATGCTGGTAATGTATACAAAGACGCAAGAGGAATGATTTAATGAGTGTAGATGTTTTAAAAAGCAGTATCAGCAAAGCAGGAGGCATAGCAAGACTTAATCGATTTCAAGTTGAACTACCATCAAATATTCCTGGCGTAGAAGTGAGAGACAGCAGAGAATATCAAGTATTATGTAAAACTGCATCTATCCCAGGAAAGGGAATAGCAACTCACGACAGAACGATTATGACTCAAAACGAAAAGATAGGATATGGATACGTTGTACAAGAGATGGCAATGACTTTTTATCTTTTAAATGACTATGGTATGAGAGATTATTTTGATAAGTGGATGAACTCCATAGTCGATCAAGAAACATTTGAAGTGAATTATAAAACAGAATATCAAAGAAATGTAAAGATACATCAATTAAAACTTCCAGTAGAATCTAAACTTTCTCAATTTATACCAGAACAAAATAAAGTGTATTCAATAGAACTAGAAGATGCATTCCCAATATCAATAAACTCAATAGACTTTTCTAACGACCCTGATGTGATCGGAGAAGTCTCTGTAAGTATGTCTTATACAAAATGGAGAAGAATATAATATGGCATTACCAAGAATAAATGATGACAAACCAATATATGAAGTGACGTTACCAACGAATAAAAAAACTTATAGATACAGACCCTTTCTTGTAAAAGAACAAAGAAATATTCTATTAGCAAGTGAATCTGAATCTGCTCGTGAGGGTGTAATGGCAATGCTTAATTGTATAGAGTCATGTGCACCTGATGTTAAAATAAAAGATATGTCGACTGCTGAAGTTGATTATATTTTTCTTCAAATAAGAGGAAAGTCAGTTGGAGAAAAATCTAATATTAGTGTTAAATGTTCTCAATGTGAGACTGAAAATTCAGTATCTATTGATTTAACAGAGGTCGACATAAGTGGATATCAAGAAAATGATATTGTCGAGTTGAGTGATAAAATCAAATTAAAATTAAAACATCCTACATATGCGGACACTATAAAAAATTTAGAGGATATTCAAAAAGAAGAGACTTCTTCTGGTTTAATATTTAAAACTTTGAAAATAGCATTATACTCTCTTGAAGTCGATGAAGAATTAATTATGTTTTCTGATGAATCTGAAGAAGAAATAGATGCTTTTTTAAATTCGTTAAATAGTGATCAACTTGAAAAGTGTTTGACATTCATACGAGATCTA